GCCTGGGAAGACCTAGCTACGCCGTCCGTGGCTGCCCATCCTGCCCGTACACCGCCAGCACGAACGGCAGGTCCAGCGCCGAGCGCCCCTCGCGCCAGCCGGCGATGATCTGGTCGATCTGGGCGTCGGACAAGTCCACCGCGCGCTTGTTGAGCGGCTTCTTCGCCTCCGGCAGCGGCACCGTGATGGGCTGCCGGGCCAGGCCGCGCTTGTGGTCGGGCACGGCGTGCTCCGACCGGCCGATGATCACGCCCTCGTAGAAGCCGGGGGCGCCGTCATGGTCGAGGTCGGGCCCCAGGGTCTGGGAGCACACCAGCATGAAGGTCGAGTAATGCTTGCCGCGCATCATGCCGGTCCTGACGAACATGCCGGTCCTGACGAGCTGCAGCCCCGGCATGGCCTGGGAGATGCGCTTGTACTGCGCCTCCTTGGTGCGGTTCCAGACGGCGAGGCGCTTGATGGCTTCAGGGGTGAGGGGCATCGCTCATTCCTCGATGAACCGGACGCCGGACCACGTGCCCAAGCTGGCCGTGAAGACCTGCTCCTGGCGTCCCTTGCGAGCCAGGCGCTCGGCGCGGTAGCGAGCGGCGATCCATGATCGTCCTTTCTATGCCTCAGTCATCCGCGTAAGCCCCACGCTTGGACTCCCGCGCCCGGAACACGCGCACCCCGCCCTCGTGGGTCAGCTCGCCCGCACGGCCACCGCCGCGCTTCTGGGCGGAGAAGACGTACTCCGTCACCCAGTCGCGCTCCCGGACATAGTCGGGGTCGGCCTTGATGACGAGGTCGCGGAGGGTGGTGACGCGGGCCATGGTGATTCTCAGGGGTTGGGTGGCGTCCGGAACTGGCCCACCAGGATGTAGCCATCCTGCGGCCCAGGCTCCTTCGGAGGCTGGGCGTCGGTGTTGCTGGCGCTGTCTTCGCGCTCGTCGCGATACCACACCATCCCATCGATAGAGGCGACGTTCATCGCGTCGCGCACTCGCTTCCTCACCTCGTAGCGCGTACCCGCCGGGAGCGCGGCCGCGGCATCGGCGTGCAGCTTGACGAGGATCTCCTCGTCGGCCGTCGGCGCCGAGTAGGTATAGCCGAAGCCGAACTCTTGGCCGACGCAGCGAGCGTGGACGTGCTCGGTCGGAATCGGGGCATGGGGCATGAGGAGGCGAGACGGCGGCGCGGTTCGGTCCTGCAAGAGCCGCATGCCGCCCACCGTCTCTGATCTCGCGGGTGTCGTCCTGCTCTTCCAGGTGCGGGAATAGTCGTCGTAGTACCGGGAGCTTGCTTGACGCGTCAGCCCAATCCCGTGCATGTCGATCGCGCCACCGTCCATGATGGCATGGTCGTACCCGGCTGCCTTCAGCTTGGACGCGATCTCGTCGTAGGCCTCGGGGCTGATCTCCAGCTCGGCGTAGGTGCGGGTGGTTCGGATCATGCAGTTGCCCTCACGCGTCCGGATAGTCCGGCGGCTCCCACGTCTCGATCTGAACCGCCGGCCGCGGTTCCATGTCGTAGATCCGGGAGGTGGCGTCGATCAGGTCCTTGCGCGGGCTGAACGGATAGAAGCGGAACTCCTCGAAGAACACCCGGGTGAGATCGTAGAGCGCGCCGTCCTCGTCGACGCGGCGGATGGGCTCGAACAGGCGGTAGTGCTCGCCGTTGGCCTTGGCCCGCCGCTCGTGCTCGTGCAGGCCGGGGCATGCGCGGAAGTGGATCTCGTCCGAGCCATCCTCCAGATACCAGCGGGCGTAGCGCTTGTGGGGATCGCCGGCACCGGCGTGCCACACGCGGCCGGGCACGAAGAAGGAGCCGTCGCGGAAGTCAGGCTCCAGCCGCTCCACGCGGGCGTCCTTGGCCTGGCCGCCGCGCTCGCCCGTCCAGTTGATGGTCTCGATCGTGAAGGAGTAGCCCTCCAGGCGCATGCGCTCGGCGAAATACTGGTCGTCCGACTGCATGCCGTAGCGCTCGTAGCCGACGCGGATGGACTGCACGCCCGGCAGGTTGGACCACTTGCGGTGCAGTTCCTTGAGCTTGTTCCACCGCTCGGTGAGCGTCATGCGGTGGCAGTAGCCGTCGAGGAAGAACTTGTTGCCCCTCGTGTCGATGCCGACCACCGACAGGGCCGTGCGGTCCGAGGTCTTGTTCTGCCCGCGGGAGGGGTCGCCCAGGATGTAGACGTTGAGCATCGAGGGGCGCACCCAGAAGGGGGTGAGCCACTGGACGCGGAAGGTGTTCTCCGAGCCCGCCAGCGGGTTCTGGAGCAGCTGCGCCGCCATGGTGCGGCGCTGGGTCTTCTTCTTGCGGTCCCAGGTCTCCTGCGTCCAGAAGACGGGCTTGCCCTCCGGCGTGCCGTCGTCGGTCGCCGGGTAGATGCGCGGGATGGCGATCTCGTTCGCGATCATCTCGCCGTAGTAGTCGGCATAGCTGTAGCGGGTCGCTGCGATCTGGCGCCGGCTGCCCTCGGCCTTGCCCAGGTTGTCGGCGAGCTCGAAGCGCTCGGCCGACTTGGAGAGCATGTCGGGGTTGGTGACGTTCTTCTCCGTCACCACGTCGTCGAACAGCAGCAGGCCGAAGTGCCGGCCCGTCGGCATGGCGTCAATGAGGCCGTGGGCCTCCACCGTCGCCTCCTTCGGGTTGCCCTTGCGCTTGACCGTGATGCCGGTCTCAAGCGACCAGCTGATGCCCGCCTCCTTGCGCTCGCCGGCGCTGCGCCAGAGTACGTCGGGGTAGAGGGCGATCAGCTTCTCGTTGGACTCCAGCTCGCGCTTCACCTGCGCGAGGAACGGCCGGGCGATGTCCTTGGTGTTGGAGAAGATGCCGATGGTGATCTCGGGATCGGCGAGTATCTCCTGGACGACGCCGCCGAAGGTGATCCAGGTCGACTTGTAGTGCTCGCGGCTCCACAGGTCTATGTGGCCGTCCGGCGCCGCCTCCACTTCCCTCGCCCGGTCGTACAGCCAGGGGTGCATCGCATCCGGCCGGTTGCACAGCGCGGTGACGAGGAAGTACCGGTCATTGCACCCGAGCAGCGCCAGCTCGCTCGGCGTCAACCTGGGCACCGCCTCCGCGTACCACAGGTGCGCCTCGGTGAAGGACCAGTAGTGCAGCTTCTCCGTGATGATCTGGACGAGGGTGGACGAGGCGCTCGCGGCGTAGCGCTCCGCCCGCAACGGGCGCGTCATGCGGATCAGCCGCCCTACGCCGCCGTCCGCGACGTGCGCTCGGCGATGATGCGCTCCGCCTCCGCCCGGCCGGCATCGGTGAGCACCAGCTTGCCCGCCTCGCCCGCGAGCAGCCCGAGGCTCACGATCCTGAGCCAGTCCGTGGGGTTGCCGTTGAGGTTTCGCTGGGGCCCGCGCCGGTCCGAGGCGACGCTCACGCGGCCGTGGATGTCGAGCGAGCCCGAGCCGCCGGCGCCGTAGAGCTCGGCAATCATGCTGCGGTAGAGGAGGGGAAGTTGGGGGGTGGTCTGGGTCATGCTGATCTCGTCCTTTGGGGCAGCGCCGCTGGCGCGCCTCGGTGTCTGTGGCTGATGGCGCAGCATCCAGAGCGCCATCGCCGCCTCCTCGATCGTGAGGACGCGGTAGCGGCGCTCGGGATGCTCCGTCACGGCTGCTCGGCCTTGGGCCGGTTGCGCTTGGCCAACACCGCGGCGATCTCCTCCCGCGTAGGCTTGGGCGCCTGGGGGAGGGCGTCGCAGTACCGCCTGAGCCTGTTGGCCGAGCCGCCCCCCAGGGGGCGCACGACCGTCTCGGCTCCTGACGCGGCGAGCTCCAGCCGCACGTGCTCCAATGCCGCGATGTCGGGAAGCACCTCGCGCACCGCCAGCGTGGGGAAGCGGCGCCAGTCCCAGCGCCGGAGGACATCGCCGTGAGCGTCCATGAACTCGGCCGGGAGCTTGAAGCGATCGGGGGGCGTCGTCATTTCTTCGCGCCTCGCTCGCCGTTGGCCTTCGCTGCAGCCTTGCCGCCGCCGGCATCCTTGGCCGCGCCGGCCGCGGCCGAGCTCATCACGGCCGCCATCGTGGGGTTGTGCTTGGCCAGCCCCGTGAGGAAGCGCTCGGCCATGTCGGCCAGGTGGTCGTGGCCCGGGTGCTGCGGGGTCACGTCGACCTTCAGCGCGCCTCCGTCGTGGCCCGAGACCACGCTCTCGATGCGGTCGCCGTACTTCTTCGGCCGCATCCTGGCGGCCGTCCACTTGCGCACGTCGACGCGCAGGCGGGCCTTGTTGGTGTCCGGCTCGTTGTCGGCGATGTCGAGCAGCTCGTCAGCGAGCGCGTCGGCCTGCTCCTCGCGCGCCGCGTTGTACTGGGTGCGGAAGCCCTCGTGCGTGCGGAGCCAGTCGAGCACGGTCGAGTAGCCGGGCGATCCGGGCTCGCGGCAGTAGGCGGCGAGCGAGCCGCCGCAGGCCAGATAGGCGCACAGCGCGTCGCCGGCCTCCTGCGTGTAGGTGGTCGCAAACCGCCCGTCTACGCGGCGCCTGGCCTCGCTCGGCGAGGCAGGCTCCTCTGCGGGTGCGGCCGCGGCGCTCATCTCCGGCGGGGGCAGCGCGCTCTTGGGCTTCGCCTTCGCTCCCACATCGTCCAGCGGCAGGCCCTTGGAGCGTCGCTCGGCCGCCTCGGCAGCGGCCTCGACGGCTGGGGATGCCGCCTTCTTCTTCTTGCGCTTGGCCACGGCTCAGGCTCAGCGCCCCCGCTTCCCACCCGCTCGAGGGGATCGCACAGGGAGCTTGGTCTCGGGCAGTTTGGTCGTGGGCTTCGGCGCCTTGTAGGTGTCGGGCACCTTCGGAGCCTTCGGGAAGGCCTTGGGGGTCGGAATCTTCGAGCGTGCCACCGTGGTGGTCTCCTGATTGTGATGCGGGCGAGCGCACTCCCTTGTTGGGTGCGCGGCGCGCGGTGTGGTAAGCGTATCGGCAGGGGCCGGAGATTGCGGCTTCGGACGCCTCAGCGCGCGAGCACAGCGCGGTGGTCTATCCAAGGCGCCGGCCCCACTCCTCCCATCTGATCTTCGGACAGCCCCCCGCACCTCATCCCCCGAGGGTACAGAGGAAGCGCCCCATGCGCGTGACGGCGACTGTGGGCGATGGCTCACCTGGGCAGACGCGCTGGAGGAACGACGCACCACGCACGCCCCGCGGTAGGGGAACCCAAGGGCGGCGCGGATACGGCGAGCCCGCCCACCGCGGTCCGGGCGCCGGCGCCGGTAATGGCGGCCTGGGCACGGGGGACTGTCCTGCCCTAAGACGCGAAAGCCGCCCACCTTGCGGCGTGGCGGCTCTCGTTACGCATACTGCGGTCGCTGGGGTATTATGGGTGCCGGCCTATTCTCTTGGCAGCCGACCGGCGGGCAGGTTGGCAGGGGGCCTCTGGACTCGCACCAGACGGTAGCCGCTACGTGTTTGGACCACGCCCCCTATACGTCCTTACGCTGCCACCAGATCGGTGGCATCAAGATCAAGCGGCGTGGGGCGGCCGAAGATCATCACCGCCACCTTGGCCTTCCACTTCTTGCCCGTGCGTTTGAGTTCCTCCACCGCAGCGGAGAAGCCGAAGAAGGCGCCGGCCTTCACCACCTTCACCTCCTGCCCCTGGCGGAAGGGCGGGCGATTGGGGTCCGGCTTCTTGCGTGGCGGAGCGAGCGGGTTCTTCGGATCGGCGAATGGGTCACGCGGATCGGCGGGAGGCTTTCGCACGAGCTGGCCGATGTAGGCGCGCTCAACCGGCTTGAGCGGTCGCGCCTCGCCCCCTGCCATCAGTGGGCGGGGGCTCACATCCTCCACCTCGCGGAGCACCGGGAATTGCACGGGCTCCATCTTGGCTACGATGTACCCAGGGAGGATGGGCTGGCTCTTGCGCTCAGTGCGCCTCCCCTTCTCCACCAGGAATTGTCGCGTATGCGGCGACAGCGCAGATACGCCTCGCAGGGACAAGCGACCACACGCTTGTCGCTCACGCTGCGGCCTTGATCGGACGAAGTATCGCTCTGGGCGCATTCCTGGCTACCTTGTCGAGCATCCCCGACTTCGCAAGACCACCGGAACAGGGTCGAATGCCCATCTCATCGGCATACGCACTTGCAGCACTAGCGGGCAGCTCGGTCGGGGCTACATGACGCTCTCCTGGGTGGCGCTCATCCGCCGGGTGTGAGGCCGGCACTCGAATCGCAAGACGGGTCGTCTATCACGCGACCTATAGCGGATTGATTCGCATCCGCGCAAGCGGAATGTTAGATGATGCGAGCGGACGTGAGGTGAGGAGTCACGTCTCAGAACCCCACGCCGTTCGTGAGCCCCGACCGGTGCCACCCCTCCGCCTCCTCGATGTAGTCGCCGAGCTGCTTGATGTTGGTGTGCCTGGACCGTCTGCGGAGCTCCGCAAGCGGCACGCACTCATCCGCGGCAGTGGTGCAGTACCCACGTCGCATGGAGTGGCTGCCAAAGAGACGGCACATGTAGGTCGCCTCCTCCTCCGACTTGCCGGTCGCCTGGGCGTAGGCGTGGACGCGCCGGCGGACGATCGAGATCACCGATTCCGCCGCCAGGCGCTGGGGGAGGATGCGACCGCCTCTGACCATGGAGCGAAACAACGGTTGCCCCGGCTTGGTGCCGGCGTGCATGAGCCAGCAGTCGAGCCACGGCCCCAGGGATGGCATGTCCTCATCCGGCAGCGGGAGCTGCTTGGAGCGTCGCCGCGAGGTCTTGGACTTCCGCAACGTGATCATGTACCCGCCGCGCGGGTCTCGGGCGATGTGGCCGGTGCCGCCCAGGAGGCTGGAGCCCGGCCGCTCCCAGTCCAGGCCCACGAGCTCGCACGACCGGAACGCACACGCGTAGGCCAGCAGCAGGATCACCGCGTCGCGGGCGTCCCGCGGGTTATTGGGGTCGAAGCGGCGCACCAAGTCGGCGAGCATATCGCCGCGCAGGGGGGCCATGCGCCGCGGCGGCTCCGCACGTTCCCGGAGCGCGTTCATCGGCTCGACGGTCTTGCTGCGGTCGAGCCTCGGATGGTGGTGGATCTTGTGGATGGTGGAGAGCGCGCAGAGGTAATGGGCGATGGACTCCGCCGTCAGCCGGCGCTCGTCGCGAAGGTAGCGGAAGAAGTCAAGCACCTGGTCGGCGCTCGCCGGCATCGGCTGGCGCTCGCCCTCCTGGCACCAGCGCACGTAGCAGGACCACCGGGAGCCGTACTGGATGTTCGTGAGCGGCGCCCGCGCGTCGCTCAGCCCGTCACGGTCGTTGGGTGGACCGAACCGGGCGAAAGCCTTCGCCCCCTGCTCGCGCGTATACCGGCGCGACGTGCGCCACTCGCTGGCTTGCAGCATGCTATATCTCACGGTCGCGTGATTGGTCGGAGGAGGGACGCGATTCAGACTCGCGGCGCCGCGTCAAGAGCGGGAGGCGTGCGACTCACGCGCGCAGGCGCGCGTATCTCCCCGGCGGAGTGGGGCGCGGGCGCCTTGCCGAGGCCCAGGAGGAGCCGAGGCGCTGGGGGAAATGAAAGGTCGTGATAATAACAGGTTATCCGCGGTAAACTTCGGGCGCTGTTTCGGGCGCTCGGCAGGCCGCGGGCCTACCCCTTCATCACCGCCGAGGTGCGGCTCACCACCTCCCAGGACCAGCCCTTGCTCTTGCAGTAGGCCGCCACCTTGGCGCCGTCCCAGCCCTTCATGTACTTGACGATGTGGGCGGCCTCGACCACGCGCCCGTCCCTGGCCACGATGCCGGCGTAGAAGTGTGGGGCGTCGATGGCGATCAGCGTCTCGGTGATCTCCCGCTCGGGGACGAGGGGATCACTCACGCCCGCCCGCTCTTGCGAGCCACCGCCTCACCTTCGAGCCCGCGCACGATCAGCCGCCGCAGCACGCTGGCGCGGTCCTCCCCGAGGTCGGGGTCCACCACCGCATCCACCTTGGCCAGCACGGCCGGGGGCAGGCGGATGTCAATGCGGACCAGGCGCTCGTCGGTCGGCTTTGTCGGGCGCCCTGGGCGCCGGACTTTCTCAGGCGTGCTGTTCATGCCCTCCACCATCGCCCTAATTGCGTGCGCTCGAAAATCACGAAAACGTGATCGAAACCCTCTTTACTGTGTGCTAAAAACCGACCATATTGCCAACACATGGCGACGATCTCGCACCGATACTTCCGGGGGGCCACCTCTCAGATCGGGGTCATAGGGCGAGGCGGCGGGCCGCAGAATCCAGGATGCCCCGTGATGGACGGTTCCAACCACGGAGGACATACCCAATGGCGAAGATCAAACTTCACACCTACAAAGTGCACGACGTGAGCCCGCAGGGGTTCATCTCGATCAGCATCGGCCTGGGCGAGGGTCCGCCCTTCCCGGACGAGGTGATCGAGGCCACCAAGCTTGGCGACGTGCAGGCCAAGTTCGAGGACTACAAGGCGCGTGCGGCTGCTACCGGCAAGCGATTGCAGGTGACGGCCACCGTGATGAAGGGTTCCCGGGCCCCTGCCGGCTTCAAGAATTGGCGGCAGGCCGATCGCACCTTCGTGAACATTTGATCCAAGCGACTCCGACGGCCCTTCGGGGCCGTCCTTCACGGGGCATCCTACCGGCTCTCCTGTTGGGCGACTCTAACCAACGGAGAGGACTATGTTCGCATCCCTAGCTTGCGGTGCTGTTTCCATCTTCTTCCGCTTCGGAGCCATCGTGCTTTGGCTCCTCGGCGGGCTGAGCCTTCTCGGCGTTGTTCTCAGCGTCGAAGGGTACGGCTTGGCCGACCTCCCCACCATCGCCTGGGCCTTCGTGCTCGGCGCCTTTTTCTGGTGGGCGGCCAAAGAGGCTTGGCAGACAGCGCGGCAGATGTGGTGATCTCCGGCGGCCTTAACGGGCCGCCCTACAGGAGAGCCGGACCTTCCCAGCGCCTTCATGGGCAGCAACCGACCATGGAGGTGACGATGTACAAGGACGGGACACTGATCGAGGCCGAGACCGGCTGCGGAGCACACTCTATCCGCGGGCGACTCGTGGGCGACCACGAATGCCTCGACGACGTTCTGACGGTCTACGACATCGACGAGGGAGACACCATCCGCATCAACGGGTGGCTGTGGTCCATCGAGGTGGTGGAGGCCGTCCCCGGCTGAGTAGATCGGCGCAGCCGCCTAGCTGTGGCGGCTGCCCTTGTAGGCGCTGGACCTACTACCGAGGAGCCCTCCGGGTTTGGTGCAACCCAGCAACGGAGGACATCATGGCAATCAGCCCAGAAACGCAGACCGATGGCAGCATCCACGTCACACTGGACACCGTGGAGGATTGGGAGACTTTCGCCCTTGAGAACGCGGACGCCATCGTCGAGCGCTACGGCTCCCGAGAGAAGGCCTACCGTCACCTGTGCGACGGCGGGCTGGTCCTTGGAGGCGGCGCCTCTCCAGAGGTGACTGTCTACTTCGACGCCTAGCCCCCGGCCCGCTTCGGCGGGCCAAACCCCGAGGGCTCCTCACCCTCTATCCCGACACTCCTACGGTGGACTGCCCTTTCGCAACCCCGGAGGAGAGTATGAGTAGCACCTACCGTCAGCAGGTCGAGGACGAGATCATCGCCGATATCGTCCGGAACCTGGACACCGCCGACATCCTCGAAATCACCGGCCTGCGCGAGTACATCGCCAAGGCCTACGAGGACGACATCGCCGAGCGCTACCGCGAATCCCAGGAGGCTGACCGCCTCCATGCGGAGGAGAACACGTGGCGCGAGGCTCGGCGGATGGTAGCCTAGTCCTTTCCGGGATGGCCCTGACTACCGGGGCTGTCCTCCGAAGGAGTGTCGATTGAGAACTGGACGCCTCCGGCGCAGAGCAACCCTAGCAACGGAGGAGACTGATATGGCCAGCTACACCCCGAGCATCACCGAGGATCAGGCCCGCGAGATCATCAAGGGCTTCGACGACGAGGTGGTGATCGATGCTGCGAAGCGGTTCGCGAACTGTCACGAAGCCGCCGTCAACAGCGACGGTGACGTGTGGATCGAGAACCCCATGACCGGTCACTGGCTCAGAGGCGACAAGCTCACGCTTTTCGCCGAAGGGCTGGAGGCCGGGGTCTGACCCTACCGGAGCCGCTTGCCTCTCTTACGAGGCGGGTGGCTCTGCCCCCGAGGCGTCCAACCTCGCATGCCAGCGCCTTCATGGGCAGCAACCATGCAGCCGCTTGTTGGCGGCTGCCCTTGAGGGCGCTGGCGACTATACAAGAGCCCTCCGGGATTGGTGCAATCTCAAGCAACGGAGGACACTGCTCATGGCTTACAGCGATGAGTTCCCTGACTTCGATCCCACGACCCTGCCGGCGATCCCGCCGACGTGGACGGACACGAGCTGGCACAACGATGCCTGCCCGTCGTTCTTCACCGAGACGGGGTTCACCGTCTTCGTCGACTACCAGAAGGCCGCGTCGCGCGAGCACCCCGAGACCAAGCGCTTCACGGTGCTTGCCACCCCGGACGGGCAGCGCGGCAATGCCGAGTCGGTGCTCGACACCGACGACTGGAACGAGGTTCTGGCCTTCCTGCTCGCCGAGACGTTTTCGGCGAGTCTCAAGGAGGATCTTGGCGAGCGCAAGTTCGCGGAGATGAAGCGGCGCAACGAGACCGAGCCTCCCTTCCGGTCCGGCGGCGCGTGCGCTTCGCAGAGCTACTGCGACGCCAACATGACGATGTCGGATGCCTTCGAGCAAGTGCTCGGCCGCGAACCCATCTTTGGGGAGGACGGCCGGGACGCCAAGGAGGACGCCGACATCGTCTTGTGGAACGCAGCGTGGGAGGTGGCGCGCAAGCGCCACATCGGACATCAGGGATGACCCCGGCCCGCTTCGGCGGGCCAATCCCAGAGGGCTCTTACCGGCTCTTCTGTTGGGCGACTCTAACCAACGGAGGAAGACATGAAGCTCTGTGTCGAACTGCACAACTCGGGCGGCGTGATTGATTCGCGCACGGTCGAGAACGGGCACGACGACGAGGAGGTGATCGGCGCGGCCGCGAAAGAGGCCGTGATCGAAATGCTCCAGGAACTGCCCTACCTCACCCCGGGCGATAAGATCATCGTCCGAGATGCGCAGTGATCTCCGGCGGCCTTCGGGCCGCCCTACAGGAGAGCCGGACAATAGAAGTCGGCGACAGGGTCAAGGCCGGCGAAGGAAGGTGACGATCACGACATCGGGCGCGTCGAGCTCATCGATGTTGACCGGATGGCCTTCGTGGCCTGGGACAGCGGGGTGAAGACCCCGTGCCCCATTGCCGACCTGAAGAAGCTCTCGTGACCCTGCCGAGCACACCTTCACGGGTGTGCTCTGCTTCAGAGGCGTCCGGCCTCACCCCGTCGCGAAGCGACACGGAAAGACACGCCCCTGAGGCGGTCGCTCCAGCGTGGGGGTCCATCATGGACATCACCATCACCGTCAACCTTCCCGGCGGCATCACCATCGAGCGCAGCTTCCACACCATGGAGGAGGCGCGGGAGTGGGCTCGCAAGGCCCGCCTCGAGGCGATGCTGTCAGGGAAGTGACGGGATCGAGGCCGCTCCTGCCTGCCCCCGCTCGGCAGGGGCGGTCTCTGGAACCTCTAACACCTGTCTCGACACCCCTTCGGTGGACGGTCTCACGACCACAACCCGGAGGAGCGTGCAATGCGTACCATCTACAGCGAGATGACGGACGAGGACGAGGGCGAGATCATCGAGGAGATCCTCGGTGGGCTCGATGCCCACGACTTGCTGTCCATCAGGGGCGTCTATCCCCTTGTCGCCAAGCACTACGCCGACGAGATCGCGGAGCGCTGGCGGACGAGGTGCGAGGATGCCGCTGCCGAAGCCGCCGAGCGCCGCTGGCGCGAGGCGCGCGAAGCCGCTGCGTGATGCCCTTCGGGCGGCCCCTGCATGCCCGGGGCCGTCCTCCCAAG